TGAACCTGCTTTAAAACATCAAGATTCCTATACAATAGACGACATAGAAGATAAAATAAGACATGGATTTTTCCATCTGTGGTCAGGTAAAGAATCAGCCTTTATAACTGAAATTGTTACTTATCCACAGCACAAGGTAATGAATTTATTATTTTGTGGTGGCAAATACGAAGAATTAGAAGAAATATTAGCTTCTATTGAAACTTTTGCCAAAGCCATTGGTATAAAAAGATTATATGGTGGTGGTCGTAAAGGTTGGCTTCGTAAGATTGAACATCTCGGCTTTGAACGAGAGTATATGATTAGAAAAGAATTATGAGTAAAGGCGCAACAACACAAACAGCAGAAGTACCTGATTATCTACAAGATCTTTATACAGAAGCATCTAGGCGAGGTTTAGAAGCTGCTGATATACCTTTTCAGCCATACACAGGTAAAATGGTTGCTGATTTTACACCAGACCAAATGCAAGCTATGCAAGCAACTAGAGGATTATTTGGTGCAGCTATGGGCTTTGATCCTAGAAGCAACTTAGCTACTTTGGCAAGACAAGGCGCACCTACTGTGCAAGCTGCATCTTTACTAGATACCGACATAGCTCGCTATCAAGATCCTTTTACAGAACAAGTTTTAGAGCCCGCATTAGCAGACATTCAAAGACGACAAGATATGGCACAACAACAAGCGCAATCCAGAGCAATAAGAGCCGGTGCGTTTGGTGGTAGTCGTTCTGCTTTAATAGAATCAGAAGCTACTAGACCATTTGCTGAAGAAGCAGCACAAACCATTGCCGGCTTACGTTCAGCAGGTTTTGGTCAAGCGTTAGGCATGGCAGAAAGAGATGCAGCTCGTAGGCAACAAGCAGAAATGAATCAAGCAGAACTAGAATTAAGAGCCAGAGAACAACAAGCCGGTTTATTAGGTGGTGAGTTAGGCGAACAATATCGTACGCTTGGTTTACTATCTGGTATCGGTGGACAACAACAAGCATTAGAACAAGCTAGATTGCAAGCACAACGAGGTGAATTTGAAAGAGAACTTGGCTTCCCTGCTTATCAATTAGGTTTATTGGGTGCCGCAGCAGGTGGTATATCTCCTGCGGTTATTGGACAAAGAGCGCAAAAACAAACTGGCTTTGGTGATCTTTTAGGAGCAGGAGCAGGTTTACTAAGTGCATATTACTTGGGAAAAGAATAGTGGCAAGTATATTTGATCCTAAAAATCCAACTGCTTTTAACTTGCTTGGCAATCAACAGCAACAGCCTTTTACTATTGGCCAAGAAAACTATCAACAACCAAACGCAAACGCAAGTGGTATGAACAGAAACCAACGTATTGGTTTTATGTTGGCTGCTTTAAGTGATGCGTTTGGTGGCAGAGATGTTGCGGGTCGTGCTTTAGGAAGATCACAGCTTATGAAACAAGAAGCAGAAGCAGAAAGACAAAGACAAGAACAAATTCAAGCACAAGAAACTTTAAAACAATATCTTAATCCTCAACAATATGCTTTGTATGCTGCCGGAGTTCCTTTTAGCGAAATCGCAGAATTTACTACGCAAGATTTATCAGGGCAACAAATGATTGAAAAAACAGACGAGTCTGTTGAAGCTTTTACAAAAGATACTGATTTTCAAGATGACTATGCAAATTTAGATCAAGCGTTTTCGCCTGCTGATGCTTTTCAAGAAACATTTTTAAATGTGCCTTCGAGATTTTTACTTGGAACAGATTTAGCTCCAGAAACAGCAGCAGCAATTAGAGATAGAGATAATTTAAATTTAGAAATTTTGGCAACTTTAGCTAATGATTATACTGGCAGACCAAGTAATTTACTTTTAACAGAAATTAAAAAAAATATTCCAGAAAGTTCAGCAACTTCTGAAGCTGATGCTTTTCAAAAATATTCTAATTTTAAAATTCAAACAGAATCAAGAATTAAAAATTTAGAAGATGGAATTAGAAGTCCTAATCTTAGCGATTCAGATAAAGAAAAATATAGAGAAGAATTATTCAAATCAAAAGTTTTGCTTAAAAAATTACAAGCAGCAACATTAGGTTTAAAAGGCGAATCAAAAAATATTTTAGAGCCAGACTCTAATCTAAGTTCTGTTGATTTTAGCAATCTTTATTTAGAGTAATGGCAACAACTTACAAAGATTTAAAAAATATAGAAAACAAACAACAGGTTTTTAACAAAATTAAATCTGATGGATATAAGTTATTGCAAGAAGGCAAAATTGACTCAAAACAATATTATTCTAAAACAAGAAATATAGGAATTGAGTTAGGGTTAATAGATGCAAAAGACTATCCTGGTAGATTACCAAAAATAGCTGAAGTAGCTTTAGAGGTTATTGGTGGTACTGCCGGTGCAATAGGTGGTGGTATTTTAGGAATTCCTGCCGGACCTGCAGGTGTTATTGCAGGTGCAGGTGTAGGAGCGGGCTTAGGATCAAGCGCAGCATCATTTGGTGCTGATTTTCTTGGTGATTTATTAGCTCCAGACATGCCAAAACCTTCTTTGCAAGAAAGAACTCAAGATGCTTTAACAACTGGTGCAATAGATGCAGCTTTAACAACAGCAATTCCTGTAGCCGGTAAAGCGTTAGCTCCGGCAATAAAAAAAGCATTTAAAGGCGGTAAAGAAGTTATTGAAGAAGTTGCAAAAAAAACGCCAGATTCACAAACACAAATAGGTGTATTAGAAAGGGCATTAGGCTTAACCGATGAAGCTGCAAAAAAAGCACAAACATTAGCGAAAGAAGGTGTAGAACTGTCGTTTGGACAAGCAAGCACATCTCCTTTTGTTAGAGGTATTTATAATTTATCAAGTAGGATGCCTTTAGCAGGCGCACCTGGACAACAACAATTAGCAAAAACTTTTGAAGCAGTTGATAATGCCTTAAATAAAAGAATTTCTCCATTAGCAAGAATTAAACCTTTAACTGAAACTGAGAGATCGGAAATGATAAAAGAGTTTGGTTTGCAATCTTTTAATAATTGGCGTTCTACCTACAAAGCTGTTTATAAAAAAGCAGAACAAGAAATGAAAAAACAAGGTGATTTTTTAAATTTAAATCCTTTGCGAGTTGTAGCTTTAAGAAATATGCCTAAAAGCGTTTTTGAAGAAATGCCAAAAGACGTTCAAGATTTAATGTTGGATATAAATTTATATGGGCAAGATGCTTTAATTGGAACTGCAAGAAGAAGTGGAGCAGACGTAATTAAACCAAGTATGAGCTTTGATGATATACAAGCTTTGGATTTTAGATTAAAAGATTTGTCTAAAAAATATGATCCTGCAAAAGCACAAGTTCCAAATAATACTGCGTATCAAACAGTAACAGCGCTACAAAAAGAATTAAAATCACAATTAAGAAATCCAGAAACTTCTTATGGCAGACTTATGTCTGCAGGCGATAGATTATTTAAAGAGTACATGACAGTAGTTGAAGGGCCTACTGGCAAACAATTTCAAAAAACCTTAACTAGAGGTGCTTTAAGACCTGGTGTTGGCAGAGCGCCATCACAAAGACTCGAAGATTTATACTCTAAAACATTTGGCGATGTAAAAAGTCCAGAAGCAGTTAGAGATTTAAGAAAACTAATTGGCAACAAAAGAATTGATGAACTTGCCGGAAATTATTTAGATGATTTATTTACTAAAAATTTAAGAGGTGATAAAAAAGATTTTAATAAGTTATACAAAGATTTAGGTTTTGATAATGTTAAAAGCAATAATTTTGCTGCAACTCAAGAGTTGTTAAAAACTTATAAAAACACAAATGCAGATGATTTATTTAAGTTTTTAGATATTCTTAAAGAGTTTCCAGAAGCATTACCTGATGTTAATACTTTTATACTAAGGTCTGGAATTTTAAGATCTGCACAATCTTTAGGGCCTACTGCTTTAATCGGTACAACAGGAATAAATGTTGGTGGCGGTTTTGGCGCATTAGCCGGATTTGGTATGCTAAGAGTATTAAATGGATTTTTAGCCAGACCATTTAACAAAAAAGCATTAAAAGAAGCCGGCAAATTAGGCAAAGATAAAAAAGCAGAGTTGTTAAGAAGATTTTTAGATTCGTTGCCCAAACTTCCAGACGTACCTGTTAGCGCAATAGCAGCACAACCATTAGTACCTGTAGTGGAACAATCAATGACAGAATAAAATGTCCAGAGCTACAGAAAGGATTGGTCGTCATGGAGAATACTATACAGCAAGCATCCTTTCGCTAGTATCAGACACAGTTTCTATCCTTCCTCATGGCTCACACGCTGACATAGTGTTTGAATTAAATGACACTTTGTATAAGTGCCAAGTTAAAACCAAGTCTAAAAAAACCAAAGGACGTAACTATTGGAAGTTTGATTTAAGGCGTGGCTCACATACCAAAGAAAGATCATATAAGGATGGTCAAATAGACGTTTACGCACTCTACGCACAACCTTACAACTCTATCGTTTTTCTTCCTGTCAAACATACTACGCAAGTTGCAAGCTATACTGTTCAAGACCAGGATATGAAAGATAATGACAGTCAGGATTCACTTTTCAACGCAATCAAGTCGTTGCGTTAAATTACTTCCGGTTTTCTCCTAATTCAATATACTCCAAACATCTTTCATAGGCTTCTTGGTATGAGTCGCAGTAATGTTGATCATGGTATGGATCATTTGGATCGTCTTCATCAAAACCGCCCCAAACCCAAGTTGTATAACAATCAAAAGTATCGCCATCAAACTCTATGTGTAAAAAGGTATATTTATTTTTAAGTTTTGATATTTTTCTTCTAAAAGAATATTCAGTTTCTACAAAGTCTAAATCTTCTTTTGAATTAAATTGTATAGCTTTCTTTCTTTTAAGTTTAAGATACTCTTTATAATTTTCGTGATCTCCACGAATCATATCATCTATTCTAGTCGCCATTATTTTCTCCTTATTGATTTATGTCTGAGTTTTTAATTTTGTAACGAGCTACACCAGATAAAGGCAAACCCAAAACTGTATGAACATACTTGACTCTGACTAAAGATTTTCTTTTGCCAACTTCAATTACTTCTGCATCGCCATGTCCTTTAACATAACATTTTCCAAGTTTAATTTTTTTCATAATTCTCCTTTTAATTTTTTAATTCTTTTTTCAAGATATTTTAAAAGAACTGGCTTATCATCTTTATGGATGATCTCGTTTACTTTAACCTGTTCATTTAAAACAATTAATTCTTCGTAGCTAAGTGATCTAATTTCTTTTTGCACTGAAGGATGTATTTTTATTTTAGCCATTAGCAACCTCTTTTATTTTTTGGACATGATCATCCCAGGTCATAAAGACTTTTTGCTCTTTAATGGCTTCCCATTTTCTTCTGGCAATTTTTCTAAAATTACCATCTTTAGAAAATTTTAACCTTACCCATTTGGGGCCTATGCTTTTAACATAACATTTTCGATAACCGCAACCTTCGCCACGCAATCCAGTTTTTATGTCATCGTGATAAAAATAAAATGTTTGTATCATTTAATAATTCTCCTTTTGTTTAATTAATAAAATATCATTATAACACACTTTTTATCACAATGCAACTCCTTAATAATCACTAAACTACTTGCTTTATCACTTTACATTGTTTAGTATTCTTTTACTAAACAGGAGAAACAATGAGAGAACCTAAAGACTTAATCATTTTATTATTGCTTGGCATCATTTTGACTTTTGTTTGGAACTTAGAGATTTATTTAGTATAGGAGAAGTATATGAGTTA